GTTCGAAGATGATTTTGCCAACATGCGCCGTTTCGGTATGGACCCAAACGACCCCAAGGTGTTGAAAGAGTACGCAAGAAACAAAATTGAATACGCCAAGCAGGAAGAAAGAGCGCGTAAACGATGACCAAAACAGGGAAAGTTAGAAAGAAATCACCGCCCAAGCCGGCGGTGACCAGCCATGGTGTAGACCATGGTCACGCAGTTCGTGTGGACGAATTGTCGGAGTACGATGCCACCCACCAGCAAGAGCCGATATCGTGGTTGCGCCCGTCGAGTTTAGACGCGCCGCCAGCCCGTGAAGGCATGATCCAGAGATGGGTTAGAAAATCGATACATGGTGCGGATGATCCCAAAAATCTTAATCTGTCATGGCGCATGGGCTATCGTCCACGCTCACCGGATACTTTACCGGAAGAGTGGAAGGTGTATGCGGTATTTGCGGATAAGAATGACGGGATGATTGTGGTGGATGATCTCATTTTGATGGAGATCGACTCTGACATTATCGCAAAACGCAAAGACGCCATTGAACGGGCGACCGCCCAGCAAATGGAAAGCGTTAACCATGATCTTGAGTCGAGCCAGATAGCGGGACATCCGATTGTGAAAGTACACAAAACATCGGTAAGTCATCCCGGCATCCGGCTTCAACCCGGACGGGTGGCAGACGATGAATGAGGTAAAATTCGATGCCAAACGTCAATGCACCCAACGGGCTGACTCCAGTCCGGCATTTGAAAGGTGACACGATACGCTTTGATGGGGCTTACTCCATCGCAAGCGGGCTAGCCGAAGATATCTTTCTTGGCGATCCTGTAGCCCTCGCTGGTACTGGCACCAACATCCGTTTAGCAGTCGGTGGCCCGGCTGCTCCAGACGCCGCAATTCTGGGCGTTTTTGCTGGCGCGTCTTATACAGCCGCGAACGGTGATGTTTCCTTTGTCAAGCAATGGGCATCCGGTACCGTTACCAAGGGGGCTGTTGATGCGGAAGCGTTCGTGTTCACTGATCCTGATGTCATCTACTCGATTCAGTACGGTGGGACTATTCTCGCCACNGAAATCGGTCAACTGTTCGATTTCCTTGAAGCCACAAAGGCCAATGGCAATACAGCCACGGGCATTTCGGGCGTCACGCTGGAAGCCGTAACAGGGGGCACCCAGTTCAAGGTTCATCGCCNTGCGCAAGGGCCGGATGGCATTTTCGAGGCAGACATTGCGTCTGCGAACCCAAGAGTTGAAGTGTCGATTGTTGGCACCCAGCTTAACGTAGCTTCATAAGGGGATAGTGCAATGGCAACTATGAATCGCGCTCGTTTCCGTAAAGAGCTACAGGAGGGCCTTAACACCGTGTTCGGCTTGGAATATAAGCGGTACGAACAGGAGTGGCGGCCCATTTTTGATGTTGAAACATCCGTAAAGGCGTTTGAGGAAGACGTTCTGCTCGCTGGCCTAGCCGGCGCTCCGGTGAAACCAGAAGGTGCCCCGGTGGCGTATGACGAAGGCGGTGAGGCGTTCGTGTCCCGATACGTCCATGAGACCATCGCTTTGGCTTTCGCACTCACTGAGGAAGCCGAAGAGGACAATCTGTACGGATCGATCGGCAGTAAATACAGCAAGGCGCTGGCTCGCGCCATGCAGCACACCAAGGAAGTCAAGGGTGCGGCTGTCATTAACAACGGTTACAACGTGTCGTTCCTCGGTGGTGACGGCGTGACCTTGTTCAATACAGCACATCCGCTCTTTGGTGGCGGTACGCAATCCAGTACCTTTGTGACACAGGCTGATCTCTCTGAGACTTCCCTTGAGGAAGCCCTCATTGCGATTTCCAAGTTTGTGGATGAACGGGGTATCCCGATTGCGGTGCGGGCGACCAAGCTGGTGGTTCCACCGGACCTGATGTTTGTTGCAGAACGCATTCTGATGTCTCCCTACCGTCCCNGTACGNCAGACAACGACGTGAATGCGATCAACAAAATGGGAATGGTGCCACAGGGTTGTTACAAGAATCACCGACTCACTGATGTGAATCAGTGGACGGTGTGTACCGACTGCCCTGATGGGTTGAAGCACATGGTACGCAAGAACATCCAGCGTGGTCTCGAAGGGGATTTCGAGACCGGCAACATGCGTTACAAGGCGCGTGAACGCTATTCGTTCGGATGGTCTGACTACCGCGGTGCTTTCGGCAGTTCCGGCAGCGTTTAAGCGGCAAAGGTCGGGCGGCAAGGGTCGCCCGATCTCTTTTTCTACCCGGATGACATAACAGACTGGAGACAGACAGATGGGTACTCGAAGCACAATTACAGGTTATTGGCGGCAGCGGGGCAATTCCGGCAATTCAACACGAACCGGGCCAACGCCCGCGGTGTTGCTCGCTTCCGTGGAAGTGACGTTTGATCCCAGCGTGGCCGCAGGCACGCTCACGGGTGTTGTTTTGCCCAAGGGCGCGGTGCCCAGTTTCGCCAAAATCACCAATGCAGGGGGTACCGGTGCCGCGGGACGAACCGTGGATGTGGGTGTGGTTGGAACCAATGACGCGCTGATCAACGAAGGCGATGCCGATACGGCCAGCGCGGCGATTGTGACCAACGGCACCGCCTTGGATTCGGCGCTGGCAGCCGACACGGAGATTGTGGCCGGGGCGGGAGCAGCACCGGCAACTGGTGGTACGGTAACGGCGCGCATCTTCTACTACCTGAATGACGATCAGAAACTGGCGTAAGGGGGGTGGATCATGCNCGGACAGCAAAGGGTTTTTGTTGCCACACAGCGTGGTGTCGGGTCTAAATACATCCCGATCAACCGGTATCTGGATGATATTTCATTGACCGTGGTTCCCAATGGAGCCACGTTCAGCGTTGATTACACGATGGAAAATATCATCCGGGCACCGTCGTTCAATGAATTGGACGGGTCGGATGTCAACGATCCGGCCAACGCCATCTGGACCAACGTCGGGGCGCTGACCAACAACGCCATCCGTGCCAAGCTGAACGCCTACGCCATACGATTGGCAGTTTCTGCGACCACGGGTGGGACGTTTCTGGCGGCCATAGCCGAAGACGGTGGAGTATTCACCGATGAAACGGCCTTGGCCAACAGTGCAGCAGCCAATGACATGACGCTTTTCCCGGTGGCCCCGGTGGCCGGCGTGGATCGATACAACTTCGGGTTTGATATTCAGCAGGGCAGCTTTTCGCTGAATGTCGGCACCGCAGGGGTCGGTACCTACACGGCGACGTGGCAATACTGGAATGGCGCGGCGTGGGTGGCGCTTGCCGGGGTTGCGGACGGCACCAACTCGTTCAAGACCGCCGGGGTGAACACGGTTTCGTGGACGATTCCGGCGGATTGGCAAAAGGCCAATGTTGGCGGCAAGGTGTTTTACTTCGTGCGGGCAGAGTTTACCGCCGGCACCAGCACCACCATCCCGGCAGGCACGCAGGCGTTTGATCTTCTGGCACCGACGACGATACGCATCGCGCAGGGATAAGTCATGGCAACTTCGGGAACGTACCTGTTTAACCCCGACCTTGCCGAAATCGTTGACGAGGCGTTCGAGCGATGCAGGGTTGACCCTGCGCTGATTACGGCGCGTCATATCCTGTCTGCACGTCGCTCCATGCGGTTCATGCTGGCGGAATGGGCAACCGATGATTACCACAATTTTCGGATTGTTCAGGATCAGTTCACCACCGTAAAAGGTCAGGCGGTTTACACCGCCGGGGTCGATTTCGATCTGGTGAAGTCGTATGTCGATATCCTTGATATTGTGTTGCGGCGGCAGGCAATTGATACCCCGGTCGAGTTTATGACCCGGCAGGATTATCTCAATATCCCGGACAAGCCGATTCTGGGTCGTCCCGATCGTGCTTTTATTGACAAGCAGCGCGATCAAATTCAGTTCACGTTGTGGACTACCCCGGAGAACGCAACCGACATCATCATCTTCAACGCGGTCAAGAAATTCGAAGATGCCGATACCGCGGCAGATAACGCCGACATCAGTTTCTATATGCAGGACGCTTTTGCTGCCGGGCTTGCGTTCCGCTTGGCTGAAAAATACGCCCCGCCTGCGCTGGAGCAGGCGCTGTATGCCAAGGCACAAATTGCGTTCCGAAGGGGGACCAACGCAACCCGTGAGCGCGGTCCGGTTCGCATTGTGCCGGACTCCGGTTCTCGCAGACGGCGCGGCAGTGCCGGCAGGTATCGGTAATGGGTATCGGCAAATCAGCCAAGGGGCGATCCTACGCCAAGGGTCGGCGTGCGATCGCGGAATGCCAGCGATCGGGGCAAAAGATGCTCTATCGCGATCTGGTGGAAGACGGTCATGTGGCCGGGCTGCTGGTGCACCCGGACTGGTGGGAACCCAAGCACCCACAGGAAATCCCGGTGGAAATTGACGATCCCATTGCTCTCTACCGCCCGGCCCCGGAAATCTCCGTGCCGGCAGGTTCTGGCAACCCGGAACTCGGCGGTACAGGGACTTGCCCGGCGACTCCCGATACCGCGAATTTCCCGGCTACCGGGGTTATTGCGGCTGCCTTGGCGGGTGGTGAAACGCACATGGTCTCGAATACAGCGGTACGGTACCCGTTCGGAGAATGCCTCTTTATTGCGCTGGATGCCGGTGGCTGGTTTGTCTCAAAGATTGTCACAGAGGCAGACTTCCCGTCGTTTTCCATTCCCTTTACTTCGTTGTTCGCAGGGACTGCCACCATTGGCAATTCATTTTATGTTGGCGTTGACGGGGCCGGTGGAGCGAAAACGTGAGTAACAAGACCTATACCCAGATCACCACCAATTTACGAGATTGGCTGGAAGATGATTCGGCTGAATTTACCGGCTCCATTGATGAAGTGATCAACTTGGCCGAGATGCGGTTATGGAAAGATTTGGACTTGTCGATTTTTTCCACGTCGGGGCTGACGGCTCCAACCGCCCTTGGCATAACCACGGTGACCAAACCGATTTCAACGGATATCGTAACGTGGCAGTCGTTGTATTATGACGTTGGCGGTGTCCGCACATGGCTGGAACTTCGTTCGTACGATTACGTGATCGACCACCAGACGATTGGCGTCAATTCAGCACCGAAGTATTACGCCGAACTGTCAGAAACCCAGTGGCTGTTGTCACCGATACCGGACGCCATTTACACCCTGAACCTGCGCGGCATTGCCAGACCCACACGGCTGGCTGTTGGCAATCCCACGACGTGGCTATCAACGCATCAGGACGATTTGTTGTTCAAGTGTGCCTTGGCGGAAGCTGAGGGCTTCCTGAAAGCGGATGACCGGGAACCGATCTGGATGAATCAATACCGGAACGCGCTGCCGTTGGCGAAACGCGAAACCCATGAAATGCTGAACCAGCATTACCATTTAACGCCGCTCGAAGTACCGGCAGCGCCGGTTAATCAGGCGCAGGCAAATCAAGGGCGGGCCTAATCATGGCGACATCCACATTACTGAAATTGCTTTTGCAAGACACAGACACAAACCCGGATTTGTGGGGCACGATTTTAAACGACAGCGGGCTGCAAGCAT